CCAGGCGTGGCTAATTCTTGTTTAAATTTACCTGTCGCAAGAAGATCTTCTCGTTCTTTGAGAGACATAATCATATCTCTTAATTCATCTGTCTCTAAATTTCTCATAGTATAAGTCGGCATAATATTTCCCTTGAGTAGTCGGCTAATCGGGGACTAGCCGACTCGCGTATCTCCTTATTGCAGTTGTTGTCTAAACTCAGCTATTGTTTGGTCTAAAAAGTATAGTTTTTGATTTAGTTTTGGAACTAGATCTGTTCGACCTTTTTTTTGGACTTTCGTTATATATGTTTGGAGTTGATTCGAATCTTCTATTAATCTTTCGAGCTGAGCAGTCATGCAATCTCCTGTAGTATCTAATTGTTATTTACGAAGTAGTTTAGGAAAAGCCTCCTTTACTAGTGCTTTAGTTAAACCTTTGGTTGGTAGCTTACGCGTAAGCATCGCGACAACGATTTTGGCGTCCTCAGGATGAATAGATTCAAGCATACGAATGAACATCATCTCACGCTTAATTTTTAACATATCAGGACCTTTGCCGCCTTTAACAAAGTAGGCAAAGTTATCTAGTTGTTTGTGTAGGGAAGATGGTGCGCTACGGGCGTCACAAGGAGTATAGGGAGGCACTGTATCGGGAAGAAGCCATTCGACAGCGTCATCGAATGTACCAATGAGGATGTTCTTGAGAACCATCGAGTCATTGCTTTGAAGAATTTCAATCTTCTCTTTTTTAGTTGCAGCCTTGTCAACAAGTGCTAGCACTTCGTGGGCATACTTTGTCATATTGTTAGCCATTAAATAAAGTCTCCGATCACTTCAACCAGATTAATGCATCCATTGACAATTAAGTAATTCATTACTTTTTTCTTATTGTCGGACTTATCACCTTGCTGTTCAAAGTTATTTATAATTTCTTGTTTCAGGGTAGAAGGGGTTTCTGTAAGATCAATCAATTTTTTATTACGAAGATAATTGCGATACCAAGAAGCTGCATACAACAACTCGCCATCATCAAGATCTTTCATGATCTCATCGATCTTCGCTTCACGCAGTGGGGTCTGACGAACTCCTTCAGTGAAACAATCATCAATTGATAACACGTTAGGAATGCCGTCTGATTGGTCACCACGAAGGATTAACTCAAGCAAGTGCCTACGAGGATTAACAATCACGATCTCTTTCTTCAACATCGGTGAGTATTGACTCACATTGGAATACTTCTGCAACTGACCAAAGTCTTTGTCAGAAGAAATGATCATCACCTTCTCTTGATGACCAAAGTCAACTTGAGAGTTAACAACCAACTGAGCGATCACATCGTCAGCTTCACACTCATCGTGTACAACCACCTTATAGGGGAAGTTCTCACGAATTTCATCAAACACCTTATTGGTGATGCGGAATACTTCTTGCCAATCAATCTTAGACTCTTTACGAGCATCTTTGCGTTTAAATTTGTATTGGGGAAATACTTCATAACGCCAGTTCTTGCTGCCATCACTTGTGATAACAATTTCACCAAACTCGCGAAAGTACTTCTTACGGTACATGCGAATGGAGTTAAGAATCATATGACGAATTAGATTTTCATCCAAATCCATCTTCTGTGTCACGATATTGCTAATAGCAATAGCATTATAATCAATTAGAATCATTATCTTTCCTTAGGTGTTTTGAATGGATCTTACAACCGATGAACTCGTTGTAATAATCGTCACGAAGCAATACGTCATGTTCAAATTGTAACTTTGCTTCATAGTAAGAACATTCACCTTTCGTCTTACATAACTTTAACATAGTTCTGGTGTAGTTGTCAACACCTTTTTGTTCTACAAGGAATTTTACTTCTGTTGAAGATCCGTAGTAACTTCGCCAATCTGATTCGGCGCGTGTTCTGACACGCCTTTTGCGTGTTTTCGTTATCGGAAGGATTTTTGGTTTCCAAAAGAACTTCTTACCAATGTAACGCTTTCCAGTATCAAGCTCAAGGATTTCATATACAAACCCTTGATATTCTTCTGGCGTTTCAGTATATTCTTTGCCTTGATAATGCCACATAAGAAAATATCCCCGCTTTCACAGGGATATTTAGTCAAGTTAATTAATCGTCTGCTAATGCTTCGAACTCTAAGCCACAACCACACATTGGGCAATATAATGGTGGTTCCTCTTCGTCCATTACCATAACCTGTGTTTCAACATCACAGTTGTCACATAGACCGTAGTATTCTTCTTCCATTTAACCCTCGCAAGCTGCACAACCTTGACTCATTACTCTTTTACGTGTTAGTGATTGAGCTTTGGACATTGAGAAACTGTAATACAGACTCTTAATACCAAGTTCCCACGCAAGCAAATAAAGAGCGTTTATTTCCTTCACTGGCGTGTCAGGATCAAGCATAAGGTTGATACTTTGCGCCTGATCTATATATGTTTGACGAACGCTGGCCTGTGTTATAATTGCTTCTGGATTGATCTCTGCAAACGTCTTGAACACATCTTTTTCTTCTTGAGTTAAGATGGTGAGATGTTGAACAGATCCATCCATGTTCTTAATGGATTCCCAAACCTCATGAGTATCTTGACCTTTGTCTTGTAACAACTTAATCAAGTAGGGGTTCTTGATCGTGGTTTTTGACTTAGCAAGATCCTTAACATAACAATTAGAGAATTCTGGTTCAATTGATTGAGATACTTGACCAAGAATAAAACTACTTGACTTAGTTGGTGCAATAGCGAGAAGAGTTGTGTTACGCCGACCGTACCCCTTCAACAGTTCAGGTTCACCAAACATACGCGCAAGATCATAAGACGCGGAATCGGCACGTTCACGAATAGTCTTAGCAATCAGTAGGTTCAACTTAGCAGCTTCTGCAGACTCAAATGCAATCATCTTTGACTGCAAATACGAATGCCAACCAAGAACACCAGCACCAAGAGCACGGTGACGAACTGCAAAACGATGTGCACGTTCAAAGTATCTCTTGCCAGATGTCTTCTCAATGAACTCCGATACAACAGTATCCAAGAACATAATTAGAACTTGAACTGCATCCGTATCAACAATCTCATCCCACTTCAACAGATTCAATGAAGACAACACACAAGTGAATGTCTCTTCTGGCGACGATGGCAATGCAATCTCAGAACACATATTAGATGCCCAGATTTCCATCTTGAGATCTTTGTATACGTCAGGCTTGCCTTTGTTAACATTATCAGAGAACAAGATGTATGGGAAACCAATCTCAGAACGTCTTTGTAGGACTTTAACCCACAAACGCCGAGCAGCTGGATCACCAGCTTTGACTTTGTTTAGAAATTCATCTGACACTGTAATACCAGTTGTCAGACCTTGAATTGGATGACCCTCTGTTGCAACATCAAGAAATTCATCGGCGTCAGGATGGTCAATGGGTAGGTATGGAGAGAAGAAACCACGACGAACATTACCTTGTGACACTACAGAAGCTAACTTGTCAAACATCTCCATGAAGTGTACAGACCCCGAAGATTCACCGTTGCCGCGGATAGGCGCACCCCTGGGGCGCACAGCGCCGAAATACCCTGATGTACCCCCACCTGATTTCATTAACATACCGTTCTCAGCGTGCCCATAGAGAATAGACTCTACGGAATCGTCAATAAACGATCCAAAACAAGATACGGGAAATCCCCTATCAGTACCATAGTTTGACCAAATGGGTGAAGCGAGAGAATAGAATCCTCGCCCCATGTAATCATAGAATTTGTCAGCGAAACCCTTGATACCAAGATGTTTCTCTGCTGCGTCTGCAATAATTCTTATACGTTGTTCCGCTGATTGCCCATCTGACAAATAGCCACGAGATAAGAATGTGCGAGATTGTTCATTGAGCCAATCAAATGCCATTTGTATATCCTTAAAATAGATCGTCTTCTGTGAATGATTTAGTCTTCTTAGAATATGAGGTACTTCTCTTAACGAAGAAGTCAATATTCTTGGTGCTTAAAGTCTCATCTATAAACCATTCTGTGTCAACGATTGCTTGAGGATCAACTTCGTAAATACTCTTCAATTCGATAGCGTTTAGGGATTGGTTGAAACGATGCTTGAGGAATTCTTTGACAGTGTCTTTGGGTAGGAAGTCAAGATCGATGTTGCCATAGATCCAATCAACAATACCCGCCTCGGCCTTGTATGCTTCGCGGCATAATTGATTGATAGTTGTAACTGTTTCTTTGTCCCACCAAGTGGGGTTCTCAGACTTAATGATGTTGACAAGTTCAAAACCGAAACGCGCGTGAACATCTTCTTCCTTTGAAGTAGCTTCAACAGCGTTGGAGATCCCCTTAAGGACATTCTTGTGTTTATTAAACGCCATCATAATCAAGAACTGCGAGAACAACGATACATTCTCTACAAACATTGAGAATAGAATGATGTTGTGAAAGTAGTCTTTATTATCGACAGGAACAATCAAAGCACGTTCAAGATACTCAATACGCTTCTTGATAGCTGGAACTTCAACAATATTCTCAAACTCTTTGTTCAAACCAAGCATTTCAATGAGATTAGAATACGCATCAGCGTGACGAACTTCTGACTCACCAAATGTGACACCAACAGCCTGCACTTCAGGTTTAGGCATCTTGTCGCCAATCTTCGCCCAAAACGTCTTGACTTGGACTTCGATCTGTGAGATGGCCAACATTGCACGTTTCACAATGTCTGCTTCTTCTGGAGTCAAGTTAACTCTAATATCTTGAACATCAGAGGAGTAGTTAAATTCAGTGTGGATCCAATACGAGTGACGAATAGCTTCAAGGTATTCAATCAACTGTGGATATTCATATGGCTTTAAGTTTTGACGTTTACGAAAGATGTCTGGCATGTTCTTTGCACGATAGACAATATACTCACGCGCGAGGTTGTGAATACCCATATCCATGATAACATCTTCCACTGTCTTGTGAATGGTGTTGACCTCAGTGATAGGATCATCACCCTCAAGGCGCTTGATCACCTCATCTGCGATCTCGTTAGGAAGACTCTTACTAGTGATTTTGACAGATTTCATTGCCTTTTCGACAGCAACAACAATTTTCTCTCGGGCAAACGTCTCTGTCGATCCGTCCCGCTTAACTACGTACTCAATCATTATTGATACGACCCTATCTCTGATACTCTTACTGAATTAGTATATAGAAAAATGGAAACCAGCGCAACAGTTATTTGCACTTAAAAATATATTTTTTTATTTTGTAGGAGTTTCTGGTACTTTAGGGGGTTCTTGTGCAGCATTCTCATAATATACGATGATAGACTTTTGCTGCAGAATATACCGACGAAGCTCTTGAACATTCGTTGAAATGTTCTCGTACCCTTGAACGGCCACCGCCATGAATGCAACAGCACCATTGTCTTTCTTAAACTGTTCAAGGAATTGGGGGAGGTTTTCCTCAGTTACAACATACCACTTGACTTCAGCAAGTTGTACTGGTTTCGGTTGCCCTTGAAGGGGAATTGTTCGCGAAATGTATTCAGTTTGAATAACAACTTGTGGTTCTGGCGGTTTGGCCATTAACCCACAACTACTGAGCAGGAACAGACTCGATAGGGGGAGCAATAGCTGTGTCAGTGTTAAGTTGTTTGAACAATTCATTCGTCGCATTATTAATCCTCGTTTGTATCAACCCAGGTTTTGCAAGAGTAAGTCTGGTTAAATCATGGTTTGCGAGTGTTGATCTCAATTGATCTACTCCAGCTTCTGCAGCTTTAAGGTCTGCAGACAGTTGTGTATTTAGTTGTTCAAAGTGTTTAGCATCTTCTGTGGCACGTTTGATCGTCTCTTGTTGAGTACGAACTGCACCTTCAAGTTTAGCATTGTTTGCTTGTAGAGTTGCTACACGTTCTTGTAAACTTGACACATAAACAAATGCGCCAGTTCCCACAGTAGCGACGATACCTACAATAGCGAGGATGGCATAGATCTTAAACATTAATCTTTCTCAATG